GATCAGAATTCGCGCCCTAGCTGGTGTGGACGCCTTTACGACGAACGAAAACACGCTGATTAACAGCTTCATCAATCGGCGGGGCTACCAAGCCTACCGTGAGAGTGATACTTGGGCGCGGTTTATTGTGGCGGCGGAAGCCCGTCCCGGCCCACTGAACATCGTTCCTTTCAGCTATACGGCATCTAGCGGTAATCGCACCATTTCTACAGCTGCCCGCAGCGGCACCACGGTGACGGTAACGACTACGGCGGACCTAGACGGCGACATTGTTTCGGGCCAATATGTCACTATCGCTGGCCTGTCCTATTCTACGGCCAACCCTAACGGGGCGCAGCAGATTACGGTGAGCGATGACGCGGTGTTCACTTTTGAGCTTTCCGACGACTCGCTGACGGGCACGGAAACCTATGGCGGCACTGGCACGGTGGTCCCGGTGGCCTTAAACGACGTTGACACCTTCATCCGCGTCTTCAACTCCTTCCCCTACAATCTCATTGGAGCCGGGGAATACACGTTTTACGTCCAGAGCGACGGGTGCCACGTTGTCGGCAATTCTACGGAAGCTGCTGGCTTTTGGGTGTGTTACAAGAAGCAATGGGACGGTCCCTACGACGCTACGACGAACACGGACATTCCCCTAGAGTTCTTTAACTACATGGCCCACGCCTCATATGCGGACTTTCTGCGTATGGATGGACAGGTGGATAAGGCCCTAGTTGAGGAACAAGTAGCCAAGGAGTATTTGGCATTGGAGCTTATGAGGCCGCAAAATCAAGCAAATGGGCAAATTCTCTCTCGTTTTCAATCTCACGGCAGTCGTCAAAGTCGTTAACCGCATAGTGTAAAATCACATTTAATATGGGCCAAGCCACCGTAAATCTCCAAAACCTCGGGCGTCTCGTAAGCGTTAGCAACGCGCTGCCAGTGGTTCTTTCCTCCTCAACGTCCACGGCTACGTCTGGAGCGGTGTCTACCGTTTCCTTTGTCCGTACGGCTGACACCACTGCCTACGCTGCTAATGACGTTATTGGCATTAACGCGGCTGGCGTAGCTGGTAGCGCCATTCATACTTTTGCATTAGCGGGGCCAGCGGGTGGCCATGTAGTTATTTCCGGCTTTGACTTGACCATTGATGCAACAGCCATTCCAGCCGGAATGACTACCTTTCGTCTCCACATTTACGACGCAAGCCCAACGGCAATTCTTGACAATGCCGCATTTAATTTGGTGACGGCAGATCAGCTTAAACACCTTGCTGTCTTAGACAATGTAACAATGGCTGATTACGGAAACTCCTTGTTTGGAATCAATGCCAACATTGGTCATCACGTTAAGTTGGCTTCTGGCGTCACCTCTTTGTTTGGTCAACTTGTTACTAATGCTGCCTTTACGCCAGCCAGCGGCACTGCTTTCCAGATTCGGCTTCGCACCCGTGCGATTTAATGGCCCTTGTTTTTCTTAACGCTCTCCCCGCAGGAGCGGCGTAAATCTATCCTTTGCGGTTTCAATGGCCCTTACAGACATACTGTTTAATGCAGCAGGTGGTGGGGTGTTTGGGTCCATCCTCCATCTTGGCACTGGCATTTTTGAGGCTTGGCGTAAAAAGAAGGATGCCGAGGTAGAAATTATGCTCATGCGGGCTAAGACGGAATCCGCTGAAAAAGCGGCAGCTTGGGATGCCTTTGGTAAATCTCAGGAGTCGCAAGCTGCGTTTAAGGTGCCTTCTGGCGTTGCTCCTTGGGTGGCGTCTGTCTTTACGTTAGTGGAGGCGTTCCGCAGCTTTACCCGTCCCGGCCTCACTTGGGCTCTCCTTTGTGTTCTAATCTACGTGTTTTCCGTGTCGCCAGAAGCGGCTAGGCAAACAATGTTGGGCGAAATAACCTTCGGAGCCTTTACCGCGCTTTTCTGGTGGTATGGGAGCCGTTACTCAGCAAAACGATGATCAAGGAGCATCCAATTACCATCTCAACCGTTGGAGCCATTTCAGGTTGGTTTTCGGTGAATCTGGTGCAGACAGCCCAATTTGCGGCTGCTGCATTGGCTGCGCTTGTTTCCCTTTGCGCTCTCATTCTTGCCCTGCCTAAAGCGGTTAAAGAGGTTCGTAGTTGGTTTAAGCCATAATCAATAGGCAAAATAAACCATGCCACGTTACGACAAATACGGCGACCGGGATACGGCCATTATCTCGGCTGGTGATTCGTTTTTCCTTGGGTTTAACAATCGGTTGCGTCCTGACCAATTAGAACCCGGCATCCAGGCTTACAGCCAGAATGGGCGAATGGGCGTAAATGGGGCATGGCAACCACGCAAAGGCATCAATTTCTTCTCTGGCCTGATAGACACAAGCAGCGAAGCGTTGATCCTTCCTTTTTACGTCTATGCCAGCAAAAGCATTTTAAGCGCAGTTCGAGTGGCTGAAACCGTAACTATCACCACCACTACAAGTCATGGGTTTACCACTGCGACTCAGGTGGGTATTCTTGGCCTTACGGGAACAGTGGACCCTAACGGCAACAGAACGGTGACAGTCACCGGAGCTACGACGTTTACAATCTTTCTCGCTGGAGCACCAGGTAGCGAAACCTACACGGGGACGGGAACGGCTGGCTCTCCTATTATTTCGGCATTGGTGAACGCAGCCTATGGTTCATGCTTGTTTTCTAACCCATTAGACGACAACGAGGAATACATTATTGTTGCGCTTTATGACAAAGCAATGGCAGTGAATCTAACCACCGGGGTTGAGACCAACATCACCTATCCCGCTTCCCTTACAATCACCGAAAACGTCAATCTGTTGCAGGCGTTTAACAAGGTTTACATCTTTCGGGACGGTCTCACCACCCTAGAGTTTGACGGAGACATTGCCTCAACGCCCACGTTTACCAAAGTAGCCAACGGGGATTACACTCAGCCATTGGTATTTACGGCAGCTGCTAACACGGCTTGCTCGGCTGGCGTGGTAACAGTGACGGAAACGGCGCACGGCCTGTCCGTTGGCGACATTGTAACAATAATGGACAAGGGAAGTTCTCCCTTAACAAACGCAGCCACCTATGTCGTCCAAAGCGTTCCAACGGCCAACACATTTACGTTTTACGCCAGCGTAGATGACTTTGCAGCAACATCCGTTGTCCTTGGAAAGGCTCAAAGCGTTGGACTTGGGTTTGTTCACTCTCCCGCGCCCGCGTGGGCGGCCTACCACCAGCGTCGATTGATTGTCCCCTACCGCTACACGTCTACGGGGACTAGCGGAAGCGAGGTTATTACGGATCGTAGCGTATACGACGAAATCCTAATCAGCGACATCCTGGATGCTGACACCTACGATCAGCTTCAGAATCAACTCAAGGTGACGGCTGGTATTTCGGACTACTTGCAATTTGTCCATCCCTTCACGGATGACAATGCCGTGGTGTTTAACCGCAACTCCATCCACCTGCTTGATGGGTTGTCGGGCTCCCTCACTGATGTCTCGCTTAAAGAAATCACGCGGGAGGCCGGATTAGTAGCCCAAAAGAGCGTTGTCACCATTGGCAACAAAATCTTCTTCCTGTCTGACAACGGGGTGTACGCCACGCAGTTTGGCGACCTTTACAATTTGCGTGGAGCAGGACTGCCCTTGTCTGACCCTATTGACCCACTCATTAAGCGAATCAACCCAGATTACGCCCATAACGCAGTAGCCATCTACCACGACAATCGCTACTTCCTTGCAGTTCCGCTTGATTCTGCGACCACAAATAACGCCATCCTTGTCTTTAACCTCTTAAATCAACAATGGGAGAGCATCGACATTGTGGCGGGGTCTGGGTGGGACGTATCCAACTTGATTAGTGCCGGTGCTGGTGGCATAAACAAGCTCTACGCTGTCAATCGTTTGGGCGGCATTCACATCCTAGATAGCCGCGAAGATGACGTAGATGTGGTGGCCCTGGGAATAGCTGTTCCACCAACCTCAGTACGGCCTACGTCCTACGCCCAAACCCGGCAATACAGCATGGGTGACACTGACCGTAAAAAGTTCAACAGCTTTGAGATTCACACCGAAAGTAGCTCCACCAACACCTCAAACGCTACAATCTCTGTTGAGACGGAGAACGTTGACAGCACGGCTACCCTTGGAACTTTAGGAGGTTATCTTGGTGCTGTGCTACCAATTAGCGAAGATGCATCCGTGCGTGGTAGAATTGGCAATATGCGAGGCTATGGCATCCAAATGACCTTCACTCCAACTCAAGGGCGTCCGCTGCTTCGGATGGTTCGAATCAATGCTATGCAGTCGTTTAACTCTCTAACGCAAGCATCCTAATGGCTATCTTAATTAAGGGAACAGATTTTACTGACGGAGATCAGGTTACCGCGCTTAAGTTGGACGCGCTTGTTGACTCGGCTACGTTTGCTTCTGGAGCCGTAGATGCAAGCACCACCGCTCTTTCTGGTGGGGCTATCATTGTCAAAGACCTTGGGGTAACGGCTGCAAAGTTGGAAGCTGCCACCAACGGTCAGTTGATGATTGGCAATGGCACTGGTTTTACGAAAGCCGCGTTAACTGCCGGAACCAACATTGCTGTTACCAATGCTTCTGGGGCTGTTACGCTTGGACTTACGGGCACGGTAGCAGCGGTTAATGGTGGCACGGGACTTTCGGCGTCAGGCACATCTGGCAACGTACTCACTTCAAATGGCACTACTTGGACAAGTTCACTACCTTCTGGAATAAGCTCTGTTGGTGCCACAATTACAACAAACACCACGTTAACGGCTGCTTCTTCCGGCTATCAGCCAATCGCCATGACCGCGCTAGGCAAGTCGGTGACCTTGCCAGACGCCACCACGGTAACGGTTGGTTCGCCTAAGTTCTATTTCAACAACGCAAGCGGTGCTTATCCCGTAGGTATTCGGAACACTAGCGGAACATTGCTTAAGGCAATTGCTGCTGGAGGCACTGCATTTTGTTCGTGCCAAGACGTTTCTACTGCTGCGGGCGTCTGGAACATCACTGGCGACAATCTAGAACCCGGCCTTATTACGATTGATAGTTTATTTGGTGCGACTTTTTCAGGTACATTGGCAACTGCTTATGCGGTGCTGGATGATAATAAGTCAATTCATTGTGTGCAAAGTGGACCTACTAGCACAAGCGGTTTTTCTGTTGTTGCAGTGGATAACACGACAGGGACCGTTGGAACGCCAGTTGTTGTTTCGGCTAGTGATGTTCCGAAGATCATGTTTAAGATTACTTCTACTACCGCAATAGTATTTTATGGTAATGGAACATCCGGAACACTAATTGCAGCAGTTGTATCGTTGTCTGGAGCCACAACACTTTCAGTTGGCGCGGCATCATCTACGCTAACAGATGTAAATGTTGGCCTTGAAGATATGTCAAGCGATCCAAAAATCGCTCAACTCAGCACTACTTTATATCTTGTAAGTTACGGTGAAAACACCGTTGACAACAGCGTTGCAGCGTTTCAAGTCTCTGGCGGTACGACTGTTAACTTGGGCACGGCGGTGACGCTTGGAATAGCAGCAGACGCAATTTCTGGCACTACAACGTATGCGCTAACAGCAACAACCGGGCTTGTGCTTTATAAACGGGGCACCGCCGCGCCATACACTAATTACGGGGTTGTGGTTAGTGTTACAAACGCAAACCCACCCGTGTGCACAGTTGGCACTGCGGTATCAATGACCGGAGTTACCAGCACTGTTAGTTCTCGCCCCGCTTCATGTTTACTGTCGGCAACCA